AATGGGATTATCTGCAAAGAAACATCCAGATTCGCTGATCTTTGACTTGGTGGGGAATGGTTTTTCTCAAAAATGTTATGATGGAGTCAACTTTTTCTGTGACAAACATCCAATGGGTGGAAGAGATAAAGGCATACAGTCAAACATGGGTAATAAAAAGTTGAATGCAAAATCTTATGCAGAAGCAAGGGCGCAAATGATGACGATTAAGGGTGAATCGCATAAATCATTAAACATTGTTCCTGATCTTTTGGTTGTTGCCCCGCAAAATGAAGCTATTGCAAGAGAACTTTTATTTGCTGACCTGATTGCAGGAAGCTCTAATGTAAATAAAAATACCTGTGATCTTCTGGTTGTTCCTGAATTGTCAGACTATGCGGAACAGTGGTACTTATTCTGTACCAAGCGGTACATTAAGCCGTTTATATTTCAGGAAAGAGAAAAAGCAAAGTTGGTCTGCAAGAATAAGGAAGATGATGACAATATTTTCTTTGATGATGAAGTTATTTACGGAATCAAAGCAAGGTATAATGTTGGATTTGGTTTATGGCAGTTAGCGTATGGAAGTACCGGAACCACTGAAGACTAGAAGGTGATTGATATGGAAGTGTATACCGAAATATTGTCACAAACTGCAAACTTGACGGAAGCCCCTGAATATATCAGGGTGCTTCCATTAGGTTATGTATCATCAGAAAAAGGGGATTTTCTAGTAGACAATGAAAGTTTCCATATGATGAAGGAACACATGGAACACAGGGCAATTGATATAGTGATTGACTACGAGCATCAGACTTTAATGGATGTGCAGGCTCCAGCAGGTGGATGGATTAAAGAGCTTGTTCTAAAAAGTGATGGTATATTTGCAAAAGTGGAATGGACTAAAAAAGCAAGAAATTATTTAAAGAATAGGGAATACAGATATCTTTCTCCTGTTGTACTGGTTAGGAAAAAAGACCACAAAGCTTCACAACTTCATTCGGTTGCATTGACAAATACCCCTGCCATAAATGGTATGATGCCTATTGTTAATTCTTTGAAACCACCTTTACAAGACGATTCCAAATTAGATGATATTCAGGAAAAGATTTGCAGGATGCTAAACATGAGCAAATCTGACTTTATTAAGTATGGCATGTGGGGGTGATTCAAATGGATAGTAACAGACTTTTGAAACATGTGGATGTATCTGATATATCTGAGACTTATCAGCCTGTTGTCAGCCTGATTGGACTGGATAACTTTTTAAAATTGTGTCGGTATGCTATGGGGGATGAACTCTATTTTCCGATGCAGGAAAGTGTTTTGCGAAACACAAGAAAACGTCTTATCATTCAGGAATACAATGGATGTAATATATCAGAACTATCCCGAAAGTATAACCTAACACCAAGTCAAATCAGGAACATTGTAAAAGACTCCAAATTGCCTTGATTTATAATATATGCAAATTTCTACATAGACATAGAAATACCCCCGTTATAACGCGTTATAACGGGGGTATAGTGGTATATTTAGTATTTAAAAAGACTGTAACGTCTTCATCAACCTACAGGCTTCCATAAATCCGGCTTTGAATGCATATTTTGAATTATCGGAAAGTGCTGTGTTTACCATATCCTCAACTTCAAAGACAATATTCTCTGTATCCGCAAGATGTAATGATCTAATATATTTATAAAGTTTTTTTGTGGTTTTCATGGATTGACTTCCGATTATTTCAGTATTCATATTATGTAAAAGAACATCCATATACTCAAAAAAGTTTTCTTGGTTGAAATTTAATGCTTTATCCAGAGGCTTACTTATTTCCATATCAATCATTTTATTCCCATCCTTTCTGACAAAAATCTTGTTAAATATGTTAAAAGGCTTTATAATCGGTATGGGGAGCTGCAACTCCCTATACCTCTTTTTATTGTTCGCCATTCCTAAGCTGGTATGCTGATTGCAGGTGGTCAATATTAAGAGGTTCTTTTTCATTATCTCGAAACTGTAACGCAATATTAAGAACTTTTACACAATTTCTGATACCGCCACGCTGTAAAGCTAATTCATGGAGATATAACAGGCTTTCCTTATCCAGTGCATACGGATTAAAAATAGCTGTTATATCTTCCAATGATGGCTCTATTATATGCCTACGAATCCCAATTCGGCTATAAAGCTGTGCAAAATGGGCTTTCCCCCTTCCGTGCATCCTGTCATATACTGTTGGATTACCACAAAGAACAATTCCAGATTCTGTAACATCATTGATTGCCCTAAGGTTTTCCAATGCTCTGATGGAAAGATGCTGAGCTTCATCAATGATAATCAGCTTTGGTGTGGCTGTCAGGTAATCTGTTATTGCATCCACAAGAACCCTGTCCGTTCCACGTTGCAACTTTCCGATGCAGGAAAGAATCTTTTCGCAAACTCCCTTTACTGACTTGTCACAATCCTTTAATTCTATGTAGATTACATCAGGGTGCATCTTTGTGTATTGCTTTAAAGAAACCGTTTTCCCAAGTCCTGCATCCCCATAAATTAGTGATATATCCCCTGCGGCTTCTGCAAAAGAAACCGCCATGATAATATCATCAAGTGTCTGTGTGTGTGCTATTTCTACTTTGTTCATAGTTCTCCTTTCTTATGCCTGCTTTTCGTATGCCCTATCAAGCATTTTCTTTTTAAACTTATCAGCAAGTTCCTTCTGCCTGTCTGACACAGCTCTTTTTCTTGCCTTGTTCTTATTGAGAATATCCTCATAGTTCCGCTCCATATCAGACATTGAAATGCGCCTGATATTCTCCTCAATCTTTTCGTTTCTGACAATTTCAACTGTTTTAGGTTTTGCGACCTCTGTCCGTTCCATGCTTTCGGCTTGACGTTTCAGCCTTTCACCGATTGCTTCGGTGCTTCTTACCACGTTGTCAGCTGTATAAGAATTTAATGCTTTCTGTTTAGCTACTTTTTTACGATGGTTTTCCCTTTGGTAATCTTCTGCAGTTAGATTCCATCCCTGTTTTTGTATCTCTTCGGCTACAAATAGAAAGTTTTCATTTGTATCAAAGATATATAAAATTTCTGGTTTTGTAGGGTCATATCTTGCAGTAACTTTCTGACCGATATAATTGATACAGTTATCATTATAGAAGTGGACACCATTAAATGTAACCCCGTTCCGTTGTACGGTACGCTGTCCTTTTACACGCATAAGGCTAAAATATAATACTTCTTTTGATGCCCTGCGAATTGTGAAAGGTTCATCTGCATATACCTGATTAGGGCTTCTCCCATACATTGCATCTCCTGAATGACCCGATTCGTTATAAATTTCATATACATACTGATTGTGTTGCTTTATGAATTCTTCAAGTGTAATCACATCCATTATGTTAAGTTCTTTTAAATCCTCTGGTCGTTTTTTAGCATTGCTTCCTGCATATGATGGGTACTTCTTGCCCAACTGTTCCTCAAATGTGTTAAACACTCTTTCGATTGGTTTTGCTTTGGCATTGTACGGAATCGCATAGGTTACTTCTATCTGCAAGTTGGATGCAAGACTACTAAATATCTTCTTTTCATCCTCTTCGGAAACTATATAGTGTCCTTCTGGATAAAACATATCACGAGCTTTGTAATCTTTTCCATTATCAAGCCTGACACCGTTTGGAATTCCGAAGTGTTCAACTCCTAAGCTGAAACTACACAGGACAACATCAGAGTTAGGCGATTCAGTTCGGATAATGCTTGACATCATTTTGCGTGTCCTCATATCCATCCAGTAGCTTCCCCAAGGTCTTTCTAGTTTCCAACCGCCCTTGTTGTCCGGAACCCTGACAAATATATCCCATAGATGATGGTCTGATACCCAGAACTGATTCGGATGTAGAAGTGAATAATCCCGTTCTATATATGGCATACACTTATCATCAAAAGCTTTCTGACCTTCCCTTGATCTGATAACTATTGAATCATTCATATTCTTAACATAATTTCGAAAAGCTTTGATTCCGGGAATATAATCGCCCTTCAGACTTGATTCCAGTCTTACTTCTTTAAAACAGGATTCTATGCTTGGTTTTGTCTGTTGTAGATATAAGGAATCAAACTTTTTCCTGTAATATTCAGGAATTGAGCTTTGTCCTCTGTTATAACCACCTCTCTTATCAATCAGTTTTTCTACTTGTCCTGACTTGCTTTTCTTCATCCAGTCATACAATGATTTCTTTGAAATCTGAAAATCTTGTTCACTATTCCATTGTTGGACAAATAAGTCCATGATTTCCGTTTTCTTTGTCATTCCCCCTTTGATAGACTGTTTTAAAAACTTTCTATATTCTGCAACTGCTAAGGCTCTCCACTCGCCTTTTTTTCGCTGTTCTTTTGTACTGGTGTAATCCGTATTGAAAACGGTCTGACATTCACCATGTTTGTTTAGATAGGCTTTTTGTGCCTGTTCTGGAAGAGATTCCAAAAGAATTTCAATTTTCTTACCGCCTTGACCTGTAGCCGATGGAATATAACGGTGTGTGTATTCTCCGTTTTTTGCCTTGTTTCTTACTGCTCTATCTGAATATGATAACAGATCGGCGGCTTCCTTGGTTGATAACCATATCATGCTGTAACACCACCTTTGACAAATATGTTGAGAATTATTGTTTGCTTTCGATAGTTTGAGAAACAGCTTGATATAGTTCTGACATCTCAATATCTAGTGTTTTGGATATTTTCATCAGTGTGTCAATCCTAGGACATTTAATTTTTGAACATAATACAGAAATGTGATTAGGATTTACATCAATTTGTTCCGCTAACCATTCCTGATTCTTCCCTTTTAGATATAAGTTTTTTAAAATTAACTTTCCAAGAGGTGTCTTATTATCCAATTTTGTAGCCATGTCATACATCACCGCCTTTCAAAAAATAACTTGATAAAATGTAATAAAGCAAATATAATAAATGTGTGTTTTGTTACATTTTATGATTAAATTATAGTGTAATGACACACACATGTCAATATAAAAATGTAATATTTCACACATAAAGAGGTAAAAAGAATGAATAAATCAATCGGTGAAAAAATAAAAGAGATAAGAAAAAGAAATAACATGACACAACAACAGTTTGCCGAAAGTATTGGAATATCAAGACCACATTTGAGTAAAATAGAATCAAATAAGGAAAATGCATCAGATAGTGTTTTAAAACTGATTTCAGAACTATATAATGTACCATATGAACAGCTATCCAAAGGGGAAATAGATTGGGAATTGACAATAAATGCATCTGAATTCTTTAATGGAGTTAGAAAACTTCAAAATGAAAAATTTGGGGAAACAGTAAGAATTTTAATTGATATATTAAACAATACAAACATAAAAGAACATAGCAGAAAAACATATATAAAAGATATTTCTGATATTTTGGATGCTATGTATAACTTTTATAAAAAAACTGATATAAAGAATTATACTGAAAAGGATGCTGAAATTCTTTCGGCTTACATTGAAAAAAAGATTCTAAAATCATTAGAATCTTTTAAAATTGATAACTTGGATTATAAATAACCCATAAAAAACTTTTCCTTTGTCCTAAAAACAAAAAGTCTTTCAAAAATCGCTGAACCCCTTATAAAATCAGCATTTGAAAGACTTTTTTGTTGTTTTGTTCAGTTCCTTTGTAGTCATGTTTTTCACGTTTTAATTCCTTTGTCAAAAATGGCTGAAACCCTTATAAACTCTAGCTTTTTTGACAAAGGAATTTTTCACGTTTTGCAGGACGCTTTACAATAGTTATGCCTCCTGCCAAATTAAGTATAACTTTATCTGTTTACAAAACAATATCCATTGCAGAAAGTGACCTTTTTTTGCAGAAAATGACA